CATTGTTTAATTCAGTTTCTTTCATGCTATTCACTTTTAACGGGCGTTTGAATTATATCAAAAAACGCCCAAATTCAACATTCAATTTTTAATCTCTTTTTGTTTAATTTGTTTCCCGCAAAATCATTCCCTTGCGAGCAAGGAGAGAAAAAGATTTTCTGATTTACGATTCTAAAATCTCATGGATTTGACCATAAGCTCCCGCCGTAAAGAAAGTGGAGCAAATCTCCTTTATCAAAGAAATATCCTCGCTACTTAGTTCTATGGCTCCGTTATTATCCATAATCGATTTGCAGAGTTTGTAAGCTCTGAATTTGTCTTCACGCTTAATAGCAAACTCAGGAGTAACTCCTGCTGAATAAAGAGCCTCTGCAACTTTATCTGAAATAACATTCTCTGTTTCAAGACCCTTAAAGTCTTTGAATTTTCTGTTTAAATCTACTTTCATAATTTCTATGCTCTACTTACTACTGACTAATAATCCTTTTCTAAAAAGCATTGACCCAAAATTATAGTCAATCCCTTCATTATATGAAACACTCCCGTCGGCATTCCGAGAAACTACAGCACCAAATTTATCGGCAAGACACAATTCACAGGTTAAGTTCTCTGATACAAATACGCCACCATCAAAGTAGCCGGCATAAGTATTACCGGCACTGGGATATGAACGTGAACCTTCCTCGGAATATCTCGATGCATAAATGCAAGCACCGCCAGAGTTAGAACCAATCACTTTTATACCAAACTTTCCGGTGGTAGCCCCATTGAAAGAAACATCAATCATCCCACTGGCCGCATCTGTAGGTACGCCAATCCGGACACTACGACTATCATTTCCAAAATAATCGCGGCCTTTCCAGAATAGCGAACCGCTTTCAAGGGTAAATCCTCCTATCTTACCACTTTGAGCAATAATTTCACCTGCAAATGAGCCACTGGTCGCAATTATTTTACCTTTGACATATACTTCACCCGTTTTGCCATTAATCCTACAAGTAACATTACCGGCTGCATCCTTTGCCTCTACATGCTTTACGACCAAATCATCAACATCAATATATTCAGATCTTATCTTCTCGCTTAACAGCAATTTGGTAGCAACAAAAATCCAGTCCACGGCTTTCTCCCAATATCCTAACTGGCTTGCAACTGAAGTCTGAGGATTATTAGCGGATGAGGAAGTATGTGACTTCAGACACAGATATAACATATCTTTGTATAATACAACATCGTACCAAAGTTCACCATCGGCTCCCGACAGATATTGCTTCCCTTCCGCCCAATTTGTCTGACGCATACGAGCGCCACGGTCACCTTTAGCGCCATCATCAGGAGCCGCCGTAACGTTAAAAGTTGATGCTACTATCTGTTTCTTAGCCATAACTACTCAAGATTTAGTTCCTTGTATATAGCCGGTAATGTTACCGCCTGCACTCTTTACGTCTGCATATGTTAGCTTACAACCGGTGGTAGTAGGCGCATTGGCCGGAGTAAAGGCCGTACCGTCAGCCTTCGTGAAAGAAGTCTTGAACGTAAATCCGCTCACTTCCTCACCCGTCCCTACCCGCTTTACTTTGTAAGTAGCTGTTACCTCACTGGTAGCACCGCTACTGGTAAGCATCGTGGGGCCGCTGTAGTTTATTGCCAGGAATAACGGATCTGTTTCATCACTCACTTCGCAAATGGCAGTAGCAACCACCTCACCACCGATGATAAATTCAGCTCTTACGCTTAATTTGGAATCGACATCATTAGCTACCAATGAAACGCTGTTAGCTGTTGACCATGCTGTAGTTGACGGCATTTTATACCATTTCAGTGAGTAGTTGCTTTGGGGTACCAGAGAACCACCCTTGTAAAGCTCTTGAGTCACTTTAACGGTAGCAGTATCACCATCGATAATACCACCATCGGAAGGATACAAGAAACCGTAATAGGCAGAGTTACTAAACTCCGAGATGGCAAGCGGTATCTCAGAAGTATAAGCAAGGTTGTGCCCGGAGGCTTCAATCTCTCCGTCCATGCGGATGGTGTCTGCGTCCATGTTGGAGGCACTGGCAAGATTTCCTACTATCTTCAATGCCGGTACATTCACAGAACCATTATTGTAAGTAGTGGTCTGCAACTTGCTGGCAACGGCAGCCGGAGCGGTAGAAAGTCCAGAAGCGTTGAACGTTACTAAAGTGTTGTTGTAATACCACTTCTCGGAACCCGACACAATCGGCTTGATCACGTTTTCATTGCCTGAGCGCATGACCGGATAGATGACGGGCTGGTTGGCCGCTACGCTCCAGTCCGGCACACATTTACCCGTATCTTTCTGGTACATCTGCACAAGCGGCTTAGTAGATCGAATATTCCCTTGTGCGCTGTCACCGTCTATTATCATCCCGACGTAAAGAGAACCTGCAACATCACTCATCTTGTACCTCCTCTCCGTTAATTGGGTTATCTTCTGCCATAGGTTCTTTATCACTATCCTGAACCGGCAAAGAATCCTCGGCAGGTAATTCATTACTTTCTTCATTTAAGACCTCCTCTCCAATTTGATTTCCACCTGCTTCAATTAGCCTGGCAGCTTCCTGTTCGGAAAGAACCTGCCCGGCAATGCCCCTCACATATTCCTCAGGTTCGAACCGTACCATACGAAGGTCACTCTCGTTAACGATAAAATCACCGTCAGCAGTCCGATGACGGACAGCGATCACACCCGCACGCCGAGCGATATCGGCGGAAACTTTCAAATACTTCATTTCTCTCATATGCTTAATTTTTAAATTAGCCCCTGGCTATTATTACTTCATTCGTACCTGTACGGATAGGATCACCACTCATGGTAGTAAGCACCGTATAAGGCCCTATCTCATAGACTTCCGGATAAACCGACATTTGCAAACCACCGGTCAGGCGCAGACTGTCGGCTGTAACCGATATAGAACTGCCGTGTCCGATTTCCGTAGCCGTAGCACCCGCAGCGGATGATTTTTTGAACCACTTCACAAAAAAGAACCTGTTGATTTGTTCTTCAGTCAGTTCCTCTTTGTTCGTCAGTATCTTCACATAAAAAGTCATATTGGCCATTCCCTTACGGATAATATTGCCATTCGGAGTGTATACAAAAGCCTTAATCGGAGGAATCTTATAGACTATGGCCGTCTCAGCCATCAGGGTATCATCCACAGGTGCCGAAGGCTTGGTGCCGGTATAGTAAGCGGCACGGCAACGGATGATGCTCAGATATGTATTGTCGGCATCTATGCGCAAAGTCTTGCTTCCCTGACCAGATACATACTCGATATTCAAGTCAGACGAGTTGATTAAAGTCTCTTCTCCGTTCTCAACCTTATACCACCAATATGCGACGTTGGCATCCGCAACCGTCTCGCTGCCCATTTTCAATGCGGCAGTGATATCTATGTACTGGTTATCCTTTAGGGGGTTATAGGTTATCTTGGCAGGCTGATTGATACTTAGTGAAAGCTGGTCATCACTCTTCTGGATTGAGTTCAGAGTGAATGTATCATTATACACGAGAGTATTGTTATTCCTGGTATCAATGAAAGTAGCCCGGCAAAGAATCTGCACCGGTGCCGTCGGGATTACATTCTTCTTCACAAGCAATGTACCGTCGGCATTCAGAATATAATTACTATTCTCCGAGGTTATCTGGTTACTCTCACTATTTTCATACCAGGTGACGGTCAGTTGACTACTCTTATCCCCGTTACTGATAATCTTATCAGGATCCACAATATTGAGGAACGCCCTCAGCTTCATTGGAGTTACGGCACGGTTAGGAATGTACGTGTTGGCATTGGTATAGTAGAACTGTGTCTTGCTACCTCCACCATCAATAACAATTCCAAAGCTCGCCTTTAGAGGCGTATAACTGGTTCTGATCGGCTGCGGTTGAACCGAGGTTTTAAGTCCTTTCATACATTTATATAATTTTGAATATCAATACTTCCGGCACCATCGCGGAGATATGCCGTACAGGTGAATTTCACTTTTCTCGTAGCTCCCCAGTTGCTTGGCATGTCTTCATTCGTCAGGTGTAATACCCGCCCGTTATTGGCATGAGCGACCGACCAGGCGTTATCTTCCGTCACCTGACCGCTGTCACGCGTCCATGACCAGTCACCGGGCAAGACATCTAATGAGATATCATTGTAACCCCAATAGACTATCGGAGTGATATCGGTATCCACCCTGCCGGCAAAGAAACTATAACCATTGCTGGAAGAGAACTCAAGAGTCAGTTCTGAATTACCTTCAATCTGCGCCCAATCCGTAGCATTCCATTTGGGTTCCTGAGTCGTTCCGGTAGAAAGACACATCCATTTGCAGCCAACATGATAGACTGCATCAAATACTTCCGGTGTGGACTGGTAGGGATTGTTCACCGCATCCTCGGCTGACCACGGGCCACGGTTGTTCTCAGAACGAACAGGTGTACCCTGATAGTCTATGCGTAACAAGTCCTGAATAGCAATACCACGACAATAGATATAGCTATGACGGTAGTTGATCGGCAAATTATCAAACAGAGATAATTGCTTCAGCTTGCCAATGATAATAGCATAGTTATTCTCTTCCAGTATGGGTTTCGTTACTCCATCCAACATACAGATACACTTCTCACGGGAAGATAGGTACCAATATGCCTGACGATCTTCGTTCACCGGATTACCACGATGAGAAAGTATCATTAGCGGTTCCGGTGGATAGTTCTTGCCTCCTGGAACTTCATCATCCGGGTACATGACGGCAATAATGGTATTGGCCACTGTATTCACATTTAGCACACGGAGCCACGAAGTATAATATTTTCCGGTACCTGAAGCGAGGTTATTTACTACCCCATAGACAACATCATTCTCCGCCAAAGCCGTGAAATCATTCTCCCAACGTTTACGAAGTGGTAAACGGTAGGTACCGTCTTCCAGGAGTTCGACGCTCTCAATAGTCCCTGACTCAGAAAATGAATAATCGCTCTCCATAGCAGACAAGCGGTTGAAGATAAGCTCTAAAACGGTCAGCGATGACCGCAACTCCATGCGGTCAGCCTGTATCCTCCCTTTATCATCCGCGATTATGCCCTTGCCCGCGATCAGTGAGTCTATGGCTTCGCCAACCTCTAAACCTCCAAATAGACGCAATAGATAGTCAGTACTATCGATTTTGTCCTTACGAAGAAATATATCTTTTAAGATCTCATTGTTATTTGCAATCTCAGCCAGTATTCTTAAGGCTGAATATGTGTTTTTATTCGTAGGAATTGTAGTATCCCCTACTTTTATCAAATAGATAGATGATCCTCCCCCACCTTCTCCGGGAGAAGAAACTATTTTCAAGGCAACCTTATTACCATTTACCTCAAAAATAACGTCGCTATTTTCTTCATCTATATGATACATATTACTTTTGTGGAATAAGACTGACTGCAATGTTCCTCATCTCTTGAGATGTTACTTTATTCTCAAAGATGGAATACACTAAACTAGCAGCCATATAGCAGATAGCTTGCGATACAGGTTCATTCTGATCAATATCTAAGTCTGTACCAAGGGTATATTTCGCTTCATACACGAACATTTCTAATTTAGAATCAGACTTTGCAGAGTATAGCATTAGTACTCTATTACCAGAGTTATTATATCCCATTATGCACACAGGTTTGTAACTCCCAGCCCTTGTATAAGAGTTGCATTGCCGTTTATATTCCTCTGAGTTTAAATCAAAAGCTACAATACAAGTTCTCTTCCAATTAGAAAGTTTGATCGCAATCAAAGAGGCAAAATCATCAGGAACAGGTATAAGACATTTCCCCTCACTATCCGAGGTCACAATAGCATCAGAAGAAACACCATTTTTCTTATTGACACATCTAACAGGAGAATTCATTTGTACCAAACTTACAGCATCTGGTATAACCGCTTTTATATACTCTTCAATTTTGACCGTATCTTCGGATAGGAGAGAAAGAGTCTCTTCCTCTCCTATTTCATTG